AAACAAATTTGTGAAGAGCGTTCAGTACAACTTTTAAATACAGGTAAAAGATTAAATATATTATGGAGTGGAGGAATAGATAGCACAGTAGTTCTTTTTTCATTAATGAATAAAGCAAATGATTTATCACAATTAAAAGTTACATTAACAACAGATTCTATAATAGAATCCGGTAACATGTTTGATAGACTTATTAAAGACAAATTAAAATATACATTACACAAAAACAAAGTTAGAAGGCAAAAATTTTTTAATGAAAAAGATATAGATATTAATAATGAATTAATAATAACAGGTTGTGCGGCTGATGAATTAAATACAACTAAAAGGCTAAAAATAATACCCACAGATAGAAAATACGACAATTTAAATTATGAAGATGTTATATCACCACTTTTTAATAAAGAGTTGATGGATTTTTTTAACAAATCAATACTATTATATCCTACCAAAGTAAAATATTATAAAGATTTTTTAAGATTTTACCACGTAACTTATAGTATGTTTTATGGATTATATAATTGGTGTCCTTATATTGATCCAAAATTTTTGAATATTATGAATACTTTTTATGGAACAGAAGATTTTGAAAAATGGTGTATATGGAGCAATGAAGCTAGTTACACAGAAAAAATAAAAATACCACAAAGAAATCTAATCTATGAATTGACTGGTGATAAATTGTACAGCGATAAAAAAAGAAAAGGAATAGGAAACCCAACAACAGTTTTTAATAATGATTGGGTATTATTAACAGAAAATAATATTACCATAAAATATATAGACCTAATAAACAAAACAAGAAAATGAAAATAACCTATTATAATGTAAATTTATTATTTAATTACATAAAATTATTTAGAGAATTAAAAATTATTAAAGAAGAATTTACAGACGAGTATATTAATTTATACAAAGAAGCTAACCTCTCATTAAACAAATCCGTGGCAATTATAGACCGAACAAATGCAAATAAATTTTTTATTCCTACCGTAGATTATGAAATACCAATAGAAAAAAACAATGATAACAAAACGTTTAAACAACTGTGTGAAAACAGAGCAATAGAACTATTGAGTACAGGTAAAAGATTAAACGTATTTTGGAGTGGAGGAATAGATAGTACTACAGTTCTTTTTTCATTAATGAATAAAGCCAATGATCTATCTCAAATAAGAGTTATACTTACAATGGATTCAATAATCGAATCCGGCAGCATGTTTGATAACTTAATTAAAAACAAATTGAACTATATACTACAACCAAAAAAATCAAGACAAAATTTTTTCAAATCAGAACAATTTATTAATTTTAATTTAAATAAAGAATTGTTAATAACCGGAACACAATTAGACAATCTTTATACAATTTTAAGACTCAAAATATCTACAGACAAACAGTATTATGATATGCAATATGAAGAAGCATTGTTAAGATTTACAAATAAAAATATAGTAGATTTTTACAATAAATCAGTAAAATGTTTTCCTAAAAAAATAAAATCATATAAAGATTTTTTAAAGTTTTATTGTTTTTCTTTTCATTGGCATGATGCAAAGCATACACTAAACATTGGACTTGATCAAAAATATATTTCTCTTATAACTTCTTTTTACGACACACCTAATAAAGATTTTGAAAGATGGTCATTATGGAGCAATGAAGCGGAAATAACTTTTCCCATAAAAATACCACAAAGAAATTTGATTTATGAACTAACAGGAGACAAGTTATATAGTTATAATAAACCAAAAGGACTGTCAGCTCCAATCACAGCACCAAATAATAATTGGTTTTTTTTATTAGATAACGGTTATACAGTAACTCATGGAGATATAATGAATAAAACTATAGATTTGACAAGCTTGACAATCACAAAGAAAGATGATACATTAAAATAATATGAAATATCCTTATCACGTCTATGACAATGTTGTAGATTTAAAATTACAAAAAGAAATTTGGTCATATCTATTAAATCAAACATATTACGCAAAAAGAAAAGCAACCAATCACAGAAACGAAGTAGGTACAATTATATCATATAAACCTATAGATGGTAAAAAAGAATATTTAAATACTGATTTGCCAAGCGTTAATGAACAATACATGCACCGTACTGTATTTGGTGATAATGAGGAAGATATTAAATCTCATCCTCCAATTGAAAAATTATGGAATAAAATTAAAGAAATAATAGGATCAGAATGGTCTATTGCAGGAGATCCAGAAGGAATACCAAGCAACAACTTATCAAAACGTGATTGGAGAGTTTATGTAAATATACAACCAAATGAAGAAATAAAAAGATCACACACCATTCATAGAGATACAGTTAATATTGATGAAGAAAAAAATTACACACTTTTATATATTGCAAACTTAGAATGGCATCCATCTTGGTTTTCAGAAAATGTTTTTTATGAATCAGATGATAACAGTTTAGATAAACAACAATTTCAAAAAAATCATGGACAATCAAAAAATTTTGGTATAGGAGATCCTTACGCAATTATATCACCAAAACCTGGTAGAGTTATTTTGTATGATGGAAGAACATTACACACAACAAGACCAGCTGCAATATGGGCAAATGAAATGAGATATGCAGTAGCATTTAGAATTAGAAAAAATTGATAACATATATATATAATATGAAGAAAAAAAATAAAAACTGGTTACAAAAAACATCTTTAAGAATTACAAACAAAGTAACATCATGGCATCATAAACTTTTTACATTTTTAATTAATAAATCAAAAAAAAGTGTTTGGTTTACATTTGTGTTATTGTTTATTTGTTTATATGAAATTGCTGAACATTTTATTATACCTGCTATACTAATTTGGTGGGGTATAAAATAGATTGACTTTTAAATAAAGTTGTGATATATTAATATTATGAAATACAATGAAGATAAAATTTTAAAAGAAATCTTAGATTACATTAAAGGTACTTATGGTCAACATTACTCAACAGGTAAAGATGGCTTTCAAGTGCAAGATTTATTTAAAACTTTAAAAATAGGAAAAGATTTTTGTCATGCAAACGCAATTAAGTATTTGTGTAGGTATGGTAAGAAGAACGGATATAACCGTGCTGACTTATTGAAAGCAGTACATTATGTTATATTATTATTAAACTATGATAAGGAGAACGTGAAATGAACCTAAGTACAGATACACTGGCCATTTTAAAGAATTTTAGTGAGATCAATAACAATATTCTTTTTAAACCAGGCAGCAAGTTAAATACAATATCTGCTATGAAAAATATTTTAGCAGAAGCAACAATAACAGAAAAATTCGAATCAGAATTTGGTATATATTCCCTTGATGAATTTTTAAGAGCGGTAGAACTATTTGATAAACCTGCTGTTAAAATTAATGGGGCAAATTATGCTGTAATCTCTGATGAAAAATCTAAACAAATAATTAAATACTTCTTTGCTGACAAATCAGTATTAGTAGCACCTCAAAAAGGTATTAATATGCCAGACAAGACGGTGGCATTTACTTTAAAGAAAGATGACTTTTCTAAATTATTAAAAGCAGCTACTACATTAAATTTACCAGATATCGCAATTAAAGGCGATGGTAAAACAATATCTTTTGTTGCAACAGATAAGAAAAATAAATCTTCAAATGATTATTCTTTAAATCTAGCTGAAACAGATAAAAAGTTTACTGCATATTTTAAAGCAGAAAACTTTAAAATCATTCCTGATGATTATGATGTTGCAATATCTAAAGCTAAAGTTAGTAACTTTATTAACAGAAGCAAACCAGTACAGTATTGGATCGCATTAGAACCTGATTCGGAGTTTTAGTCATGGCGGATACTATCGTTATGACACCCAAGGAGGAAGAACAATCTGTTATACTTAGAAAATCAGAATATCATACAGTCATTTCGGAATTCAAATACGAAATACCAAAGTCTGAAATTATAGAAACTTTTGGTAGTGTAGAAGAATTTGAAAAGGCCATCAATGCTGAATATGGAAAAGATCCTGAGTTGTTTATAAAATTTGAAGATTTTATGATTGATAGAGATTATTCTGGTAACAGAGAAGATGATTGGGTATCTGATCGTCAAGGTGGTTATGAAGTGCAGTATGAAGTGATTAAAAATGATTAACTTGGAGTTTATATTATGTCAGAATTTTTGTGGGTTGAAAAGTATCGTCCCAAGAAAATAGAAGATTGTATTTTATCAGAAGATTTAAAACAAACCTTCTTAGAGTTCATTAAGAAAAAAGAAATACCTAATTTATTATTATCAGGTACACAAGGTACTGGTAAGACCACCGTTGCACGAGCATTGTGCGAAGAATTAGGTGTAGATTATATCATAATAAACGGTTCAGATGAAGGCCGTCAGATTGATACATTAAGAAATAAGATTAAAAATTTTGCATCTACAATGTCTCTTACTAAAGAGGCTAATCATAAAGTTGTTATTATAGATGAGGCAGATTATATGAACGCAGAGTCCGTTCAACCTGCATTAAGAAACTTTATAGAAACCTTTTTTAATAACTGTAGATTTATATTTACTTGTAATTATAAGAATAAAATTATACCTGCATTACATAGTCGTTGTACAGTTATTGATTTTAGAATTGTTAATGGCCAGAAAAAGAAAACAGCATTTCAATTCTTAGATAGATTAAAAGTTATTCTAAAAGAACAGAACATTGAGTTTGATGAAAAGGTTTTGGTAGAACTAATACAAAAACATTATCCTGATTTTAGAAGAACAATAAACGAATTACAAAGATATTCAGTTCGTGGTAAAATTGATAGTGGTATTCTTTTTAATCTATCAGAAGAAAATACTAAAGAGTTAATGAATAACCTAAAAGATAAAAACTTTAATGACATGCGTAAATGGGTGGTTCAGAATATAGATAAAGATGCAAGTAGATTATTTAAAGATATCTATGATAATCTTTATACAGTTATAGATCCTCAATCAATACCTCAAGCAATATTGATTATCGCTGGTTATCAGTATAAGTCTGCTTTTGTGGCCGATCAAGAAATCAATATGGTGGCCTGTTTAACAGAAATAATGGCTGGTTGTAAATTTAAATAATATGGTAAAAGGATTTAACTGGACAAAAGTAAATAAACAAAAATTGGTTAGAGATAGAGGCATCTCAAAATTAGAAAACGAAGCTGATCGTATTCTGAAAAACGACAAAGCTTTTGAAAAAGGACTTGGAAAATATAAAAAATTCCAACCATTTTTTAATAAATGGAATAAAGAAAACAAATAGGAGTAAAACAAGCGGGCATAGTTCAGTGGTAGAATAATAGTTTACCAAACTATAGGTCGTGGGTTCGAGTCCCACTGCCCGCTCCAAAATTATATGTACGAATTAAAAGATTATTTAAAAGCGATTAATGAAACAAAAGAACCACTACTAGACAGTGATGATTCTACGTGGGAAAAGAAGTATCCACCATATATTATAAATCGTTGTCTTTCTA